CCATCATTTTTGCTTTTTTGTCTAACATTTTTCCACGAGCACTTTTTTTGTACTTTTTGTTACGTTGAAGAATCTTTTGTCTATTCTTTTTATATTCTCTTTTTGCGGCCATCTTTTCAGCAGAGGTCTTTTTATCCCTGACCCCTACTGTTAATTCGGCTACTAATTCAGAAAATGTTTTCATTTGTTACTCCAATTAGTATGCGTTACCTCTAATGGCTGTTTGACTAAATCCTAATGGGCCATTACCCTCATAATTCGGTACACCATATCCAGATATTTTCTTAACTGTCATCTGTACTGTCATAGTATCAGATGCTGCAGCTCCGTGAGATGCCGCTTTTATGTCTCCTAAAGTTACTGCTGCGGGTGCCGCACTTCCCATACCTACTGGAATGAAATGGTTTGTTGAATCCCAAACTCCACCACCTACCATACAAGCGATGTCCTGACTTGCAGTACCACCAGTAAAAAAGTAACGTACTGAGTGACCCCCAGCAACTACCCATTTAAGACCACTTACTGTAACATCTCTCGCTACCATAGCAGATGCAACAGTTCCAGAAGTTGTTATTGTGTGTGTTCCCGAAACTGAACCAGTTAATGTTTTAGTTGTACCTGGCAATGTAGTTCCAGACCAACCCACAGGAGTTGCATCTGTACCACTCGTACATCTATAAACTTGCATTGTTGTTCCACCAAGTACTTGATCTTGAACTACCATGTGAATCGCAGTACCATCATTCGATGAAATAATTTCTCCTATACACCATCTATCGGAAAGAGTTGTTGCGGCTGATAAAGTAAGTGTGGCTAATGCATATTTAGATGCACTGGCATCAAAAATAGTCGCATCCACTTCAGTCGAATCGGTAGCTCTTCCTGTCGAATGGAGTACTGTTGTAGTAGCATTATCTACTAATGTTTCTGTATCTATAGCATAAGCCATTTATTACTCTCCATGTGCTTTACCAAGAACTTTCATGAAACCACGTTCAGTTCGTTGGATTTGATTAATTACTCTTTTTTGTTCTGAGGACTTTAACCCTTCTATATATTTAACAAAAATCTCAGCCGTCATAGGATCAATCGGAATATCTGATCCATCATCTAGTGTGATTTCCATATCTTTCTTGGATTTGGATACCTTTTTTAAATCCTTCATTATATCTTCTGAGATAAACTCTCCGAAACTTAACATTTTACTTTCTTCTTTCGTTACTGGTTTTTTGTTCTTTCTTTCCTGTGTCTTTTTATCGTAATCAGCCGCTGAAACATATTCAAAATCTTTTGGATTGTTTGGATTTTGTACCCATTTTTTCCACCCCTTAACAGATGCACTAGGCTCCATTTCCCATCTTTTTTTATAAGCTAAAACATCTTTATGTCCGGCAATCTTTCTTCTTTCCTTTTCTTTTACACCATTTACCATATCAGATGGTATTTCTGAAGTATCTGGATGGTCTACCCAATCTGCTTCACTTTTTTCTTCTTTTTCTCTATCGTCTGCTGCTTTACCTGCTGCTTTCTTATCGTCTTCTTTTTTCTTATCCCCTAATTGTACTTGTTGATCCGTTGTCAAATCATCATCAGTTAATGTACCCTGAGCTTGTTTTCTCTTAATCTCACCAGATTTCATTTTAGACTTTTTATTGGCCTCCTTATTCATTTTCTCCAACTGATCATCGTCTGGAGCTTTTATTCGACCAGATGCAGTTCTAGGTAATTCATATCCTAGTTTTTCAAGGTCTGCATTACCTTCTTTCGGATCTATGTAAAAGTCTTGGTCTTCTTCTTTTCCTGTCGCTGGATTATAGACTTTTACAGTCATATCAAATCCATCTCTGCTTCTGGCTTTTTTCTCAGCCTTGCTTTCTCTGTAACCTTTAAATTTTTCAAGACCTTTCTTAACAGCTAAATAACCACCAAAAATTCCTGCAGCCGCAGCTAAAGTAGCACCAATCGGCCCATATTGAATAATTTCAGTAGTATATTGTTGTTCTGCCTTAAAGTCTTTAAAATTTTTCATGCATCATTTTCTGCAGTTGATGTGAGTCCGTTATCGGGTGTGATAATCGGTTGCTCGGGTTGTTTAACAGTAGGTTCTGCAACTTCTGGTTTGTCTCCTACAACTGCATTATTAAACATGGCTTGAGCGACTGTTGCTTTCTTCGCTTCCAGAGCCTTCATAACTTTACCTGCCAAAACTCCATTAATGGCATCTTTTGTATTAACCGCATCTCCTGCGATTGCACTTTTCACTATATCTTCTGGTGTGTAGTCACTCATAATTCTGCTTCCTTTACTTAAAGTTTTACATTAGTATTTATATTTATAGTAAACTTAATTAGGTTTAACTCTTTTAGAGTCTTCTTCTAATACAGATTTAAAAATATTCTTCATAGATTTTAAATCTTTATCTTCTTCTTTACTATCTTCTGAAAGTTTTTGACCATGTGTAGGTTCAAAAGATGCATACTCATCTTCTGGTTCTTCTTCTCCACCCCCACCTTCATTTGCAATTTCTGAGTCCATTTGGTCAATTTCTTCTTGAGTCTGTTTCAAGATTCTCTTTCTTACATAGTCTTTAGAGTAGAAGTTTCCGACAATTTCATCTGCAAAGTTCATACTCTGTAACAGATTAAGTCTCTCTTGCATCATCTCAGCTTCTTTGAGTTCTGCAAATTGTGAGTCTGTCTGCCATTCATAGTGAATCTTATGATTAATACTTCTCCAATCATTGAGAGTTAAAACTCCTTTAAGGATAAGTTGTTTCTCAAGACAAGTATTAAAAAGATGGTTAAATCGACTTCTTAATCTCTCAATAAACCTTGTGAATTTAACTTCATCTCTGGAAATCTCCTGTGCTCTTCCTAACATGAATCCACCTTCTTGATCTAATCTAGATGAAGGAACATTCAAGGATTTAAAGAGTTTCTTTTGGAAATATTCAATATCAGCTAATTCACCAAGATTTTCTCCGCCTGGAAGTGTGGTAATTTCTGTTCCTCTTCCACCTTCTCTTCTAGGTAACCAGTAATCTTCTAACATGGATTGATGTCTACGATCATCCCGAATTTCACCAGTACCCGCATCATAGACCATCTTATTCTTATATCTGGTCATGATATCTCTGAGGTATTGTTCAGCTTTCATTTTTGGAAGGTTACCAACATCAATATAGAAGATTCTACGTTCTGGTGCTCTTGAAATACGATAGATGACTACCGCATCTTCTATCATTCTAAGTTGGTTGAGAGGTTTGATTGCTTTGTGTAGGTAACTAAGAATTAATCTACGATCTTCACTCAAAAGTCCAGAGTGACAGTATGCTATCGAATCTGCTGCAATTTTTACATTAGCCTGACCACCCTTAGTTCCATCAACACCAGATTCATTAAACATAAAATATTCTTCCACAGTAGGCATCACCATTTCATCTGGATTACCATAAGCTGGGGGGATTATGTGTCTAATTTTCTTAATCTTGAGTGCATCAATAGGTCTAAGTTCTAAAATTCCACGTTTTGGATTAGTTTGATCTATGATTATATGATAATATAATCTACCATCTACATACCATTTTTTAAATGTATCATATCCTATCTCATTGAAATTTAATAAATGAATAACTTCATGAAAATTTTCTATAATTTTACTTTTAACATCTGGTGAAAGATTTACATTCGTTAGATTAATATTGACAGGATTTTGTTCTCTATCTGCAACAACAGCTTCATTAACTATATCATCTATAGCTAATTCGGCTTCTGGATATAGAGACATTTGCCGATATTTGTGAATAAGTTCTGACTCGCTTTTGGCAGAGCCGTCCATATCAAGATAAGTACCATAAGCGGCACCTGTAGCTCCTGCTATGTCTATAGAACCATCTTCAGATGTAGGAAGGGCGAAGGAAATCTTTTCTGCATTTTCCTTCTCTTTTTGTTTTCTTCCAATCGTAAAACCAAATAATTCAATTGCCATTCATATACTCCTAGAGGGTGTTAGGGGCTGAGAAGCCCCCATGCCCCTAGTTAAATTGGAAACTTATAATATATTTATTAACTTGTAAATTGGCCGTGTGTCCAGTAATCGTAAGCCCAATCGATTGTGAATTCTTCAATCGTGTCGTTTGAACCCCAATCAAGACCAATTTCACCGAGTGCTACTGGATAACAATTATTAAATGTCCAACTTTGAGTTGGTGTATTTACACCATCTCTCTTATAATGATTTACTGTAATTGTTCCAGATAAATTAGTAGCACTAGCAGCACCACCAATTTCTGATTTATTACTTTGATGAGAATTCAAAGCATTCATCCACTTTTCAATACCATTTCTGATTTTGAAATCTTCATCATTGATAACTGTTACCGAAAGGTTATCAAATGTTCTATTGCCAGGAATTTTTACCATTCTTCCAAAGTAAGGAACTTCAATTACTCCAACAGTTGAAGTTGGTACTGAAGCAATCTTACATAACATTGTAAATTCTGTGGATTTTACATCTGAACCTTGATCTGGTGCACCTGTAACTTGAACATCAAATAAATTTGGACGTGCACCACTTTGTTTTAGTCCAGAGGATCTAAAGTCTGAAATACTAAAAGGCATATTATTTCTCCGAAAGCAAGATTAAAAAGTAGGGTGGGGAAGTCTTTTTTGTAAGTACACCCTTCGGCCGCTTCCGTCTTCCCCCACCTATATTAGTTATTACTATTTATATCACTTATCCAATAATTTCTGAGAACTCTACACCACTTCTAACTGCAACAAAGTTGAGTTGAATGAAGTTGATAGCTCTATTTGGTTTAACATAAATGTCACCAACGAATTCATTTCTATCAATGACAGATGAGGTATTATTAGTATCGTCACAAACAACTACGAAATCTGTAATACCATCTCTTCCTTGAACATCTCTCAAAAATGGTTCAACCGCACCAATAAATTGTGCTCTTGTAAACGCATCGTTGAACTCAAAGAGTTGTGCCCTTGCAAATCTTGCAATTGCTTTCTCCATGATAATAAACAACCTTCTGATATTAATTCTGTCAAATGCAGAAGGTTTAGCAAGAAGAGTTTTGTCACCAAAAAGAACTGTTCCAGCTCCCATAAATGTTGTTATTGGATTAATACCATTCTTGTAAAGTGTGTCTCTCTCTGACTTCTTAGGATTGAAAGGAAGTTTTACAACATTCCTTATGTTACCCCTTGTGAAACCAGCTGGTGAGAACCATGCATCTCTGTTTGCTTCTGTAGCTGCGGCTACACCTGCAACATCAGCATTTAATGGAATATATCTGAAAACATCATTGTATCTGTCATACTGATATTTCCATCCAGAATCGAGAAACGCATAAGAACTAGATCCTAGTGTATTTCTAAAATCTACAATAGCATCTGCTTCACCACCTACGTTATTAACAACATCGGCTTGTTCTGGTGAAAGAAATGCGACACAATCTTTTCTAGTCTCAGCAATACTAATAAGATCCAAAGCTACAGTTGCAGAAGAATCACAACCAATCAAAAGTCCGATATCCGTTTCTTCCGCGTTTTCAAATTTTCTGTAAGCTGTAATCTTGTTAGCGTCAGTTGCATCTGATCCATCAACTCCACCACCAAGACTTCCAGTATTAATTAAACTTCCAGTCGCATGAGAAGATGCATATTCTGTTCCAGCAGTTGGTACTGAACCCCAAGCAGAAACTGCAGCACCAGCTGTGGTATAAGCATCTCCTGCAGCATTATGATCTGCCCACCAAATGTATCTTGATCTACGATTAAGAGCATCTACATAGTATGCTTTTGTTCCATCTTCAAATTTAGCACCTTTTGCAACAGAAAGACCAGTATAGATTTCAAGACCTTCGTTAAGTGTTCCTGTCCATTCTCCATCTTCATCAATAACTGCAACGTGAACTTCATCATAGAGTGCACCTTTATCTGCAGACCATTGAGTTGTTACTGGTTCTTTATCGAACAGATTTGCATATTCCCATGTTCTGGAATGAGTCTGAGCTGTTGCAGTATTAGTGAATCCAGTATTAACGACCATGTGTGAAGAATTTGTTACTGTAGCAACTTTTCTTTCTTCATTATTGATTTTGATAATATCTCCAACTTTATATTGAAGATTGAATGCTGTTGTTGCAGCATCTCGTGCTGTGGCTGTTGTTGCTGTAACTGTTGTACTGTTTGCCGTAACTGCAACAGTTCCTAACATATTTTTAGAAGGTTCACTAAATGCTGACCTCTTGTATCGAACTGCACTTGCACTAGAAATAGCACCCGATACTGGATCTCTATTTACTGTTGCAGCAGTGTTACTTGCAATTGCGGAAACTACAAATGTATTTCCGTTATTCGTTTTAATTACATCTCCAACTCTTAATTCTGTTCCAAAAAGTGTATTTGTTCCTGTTAGTGCACCAGTTGAAGCATGAATTGCAAGAGTTGAACCTCCTGTCAAGGTTATATCTGAGTTAGATGCAACTACTGTATTTCCAGATGCTAAATTAGCTCGTGTCGGCCCACAAACAGAAACCTTCAGACTATTACCTAAAGATCCTGCATATTTGGCCATAAAGTCACCTCTACTATCGGCAACACCAGAACCACCTTCATCGTATGAATCCCAATAAACTGTGTTATTTGCTACAAGAATTGCACCACCACTTGTGGATGCTGCATTTTTAGCTGCTGTTGAAACAGCTCGAACTACATGAAGTCTATTGGAATATTGTAAAAAGTTGGCGGCAGAGAAAAACGATATGTATGTATTGGCATCGG